GCTTACTATTAAGCCAATGAGCGAACTGAACGCGCGCTTCTATGACTTTTTGTACGAGGAGGATGATGATTTTTACAATGAGAGATACAATAAAAAGTATTCAGAGAGCTACGGAGATAGAAAAGAGGACACTGGCTTCCAGTTTACCAATGATCGTACAGATATCCAGATAATTTTTAGCCCTTCTGTGCTAGTAAAAAGAACTGGAGACGTAAAACTTTGCGCTTCAATCTTTGATTTATCGGATGGAGTAGAGGAAAGACGTGATTCTAATATCAGAATTATGCAATTTTTGAAGGTTACAGAGGTTCCTAGCTGGAATATCAAGCAACCTTCAGCCCAAGGAACTGGTAATTTAGGATCTGCGATCACATATTATGGCTATGCTGGACACCTAGATCATCCAACATTGCCAGTAAAGGACATTAATTTTGGCGTTCCTAAAGAATTATTATTCAGCTTGTCTGTTCAATATCCAAACGCGAATTTATTCACTTCATTCTGGGGTGACTATTTAGCTGAGATCATCGCTAAGGATAGTAAGCTCCTAACTTGCTATTTATATCTAGACTTGCAAGATATCTATTCGCTAGACTTTGCGAAGCTTATCTTGATCGATGGCGCACTTTGGAGATTAAATAAAGTGAATGACTTTAATCCTAGCGTTCCAAAGACTACACAAGTGGAACTATTGAGAGTAATTGAATTAACATACGCATAATGGCAGTAAACGAAACGGTAGGGATTAACCTAGTAGCAGACACCAAGAGTCTCAGGGGGCAACTTCGCGAGGCGATGATGGAATTAGTAAAGCTTCAGAATACTGCTGGAGCTTCTGCTGCTGAGATTGCAAACGCTGCCAAAAGAGCGGCGGATCTTAAAGACAGAATCGGTGACGCTAAAGCGACGATCGAGGCTTTCGATCCAGATGCTAAATTCAAGGCGTTTGGTCAATCGATCCAGGGTGTAGCTGGAGCGTTTGCTGCGACTCAAGGAGCTTTGGCTCTAGTAGGTGTGGAATCTGCTGAGGTAGAGAAGCAACTCTTAAAAGTTCAGGGAGCCCTGGCATTATCAGAAGGACTTAATACGGTCCTTTCTTCAATCGATGGATTTAAAAACTTAGGGCTTGTCATTAAGACAAATGTATTAAGTGCTTTTGCTTCTATGAAAGCGGCGGCGATCTCTGCATTCACTACTATGCGAGGCGCTTTGATCGCCACTGGTGTGGGAGCTTTTGCCGTAGCTTTGGGATTAATTGTCTCTAACTTTGATGCAATCAAGGAAGCGGTCTTAAAAGCTATTCCTAGCCTGGCTAATGTCGGCAAGATCTTCTCTGGTTTGGTAGAAAAAGTGACCGACTTTGTAGGGATCACAAATGAAGCAGACAGAGCGCTTGAGAAATTCACAAAGACTTCAGCTAAAAGAAAGGAGAGTCTAGAATCTGAATTAAAAATTCTAGAAGCTTCTGGAGCTGGAGAGAAGGCGCTATCTGAAAAAAGAAAACAGATCGTAAACACTGATCTAAATGTCCTTCGCGAAAAACTAAAAACGACTGGCAAGCTATCAGACGAGGAGGCAAAGAAATTCCGTGAATTAAAAACTGATCTAGTCGTAATCGATGCGAAGTACAATAAATCTGTAATCGATGAAAATGCGAAGCGTCATGAGAAAATAGCTCAGCAAAATAAAGAGGCTAGAGACAAAGAACTTGCAGCAGAGAAAAAACGCCTGGAAGATCTTCGCAAAGGTGCTGAAGATGCCCGCGCAGAATACGAAAAAAATCAAGCTAGGATAAATGCTGAAGATGAGAATCTAGCTAACAGAAATGCAGATAAATTCCTAAGCGATCAAGAGAAAGAGATCGAAGCTACTCAGGCAAAATATGACAAGCTTTATCAAGAGCGCGTCAAGTTTGGTGGTGATCTTGCAGGTGTAGAGGAGGCAAGACAAGAAGAGCTAGCTAAGATCCAGGAGAAGTTTGACCAGCAGTCGCTTGAGCAGATGTCTGAAGTGGCAGAAGAAACCGTTCAGACTAACAGAGCTACTCTTCAAATGCAAGTCGCAGATGAGAAGAAAGCAACGGAAGCAAAAAAGAAATTAGCTCAGGAAGAATCGAAGGCGAAAATGTTAGCGGCTCAAACAACTGCGGACACGCTAGCAAATCTATCGAACCTACTAGGGCAAGAGACGGCGGCGGGTAAAGCCATGGCCGTAGCTTCAGCGACTATATCTGCTATCGTTTCAGCTCAGAAAGCTTACGAGTCTACAATCGGAATTCCTTTTGTAGGACCAGTGCTAGCTCCGATCAATGCTGGACTTGCTTTAGCTTCTGGATATAAGTCAATTCAGAATATCTTAGCGGTCCAAGTACCTGGTCAATCAGGTGGAGGATCAGCACCTAGCCTGGGATCAGGACCAAGCGCAGGAGCTGGGGCTCCTATTTCACCAAGAGCAGTGGAACCAGTTCCGACTTCACTAGATCAGAAGTCTTTAAACACGATTTCAAACGTAGTGACTAGGGCTTATGTGGTAGAGAGTGACATTACTGGATCTCAGCAACGAATCCAGCGTATAGAGAAAGCATCAAGATTTTAAATAAAATAAAGACATGGATTTACCATTATTTGAGTTACAAATTAACGACGAGCTAGATAGCGAAAATCAAGTGGATGCGATTGCACTGGTAGATCGTCCAGCAATTCAGCGCAATTTCTTAAAATTTAGCGAAGAAGAGAAGCGTCAATTATTCAAAATTCAATCAGAGGAGAGAAGAATTATTTCAACTCCTATAATGATACCAGACACGCCTATTTATCGCAATGACGATGGCTATGAGTATAATGTATATTTTAGCGCTGACACGGTTCTTAAAATAGCTCAAAAGTATTTTAAGAAGAAGCTACAGAGTAGCGTCAATTTAATGCATGACCCTTCAATGTTTGTCGAAGGCGTTACATTATTCGAATCATTCATTAGTGATAAGTCAAGAGGTGTGATGCCGATGGATGGATTTAAGGATCTTCCATGGGGAACTTGGTTTGGATCATTCTTAATTGAGAATGATGACGTATGGAATCAAGTTAAGGATGGCACCTTTAAAGGCGTAAGTGCTGAAGGTCAATTCTTATATAGAAAGGATGTAAATGACATGACTAAAGAAGAAAAGCTTTGGTCTAAAATAGCAAACATCCTAGACCAGGTCGATCTTAAAGTATAAAGTATTTTTTTTAATTCTATTTATAAACGATTACCAAAACAAAAAAGATGAAATTATCAGTAAAAGAAGGAATCGAGAAGATTCGCTTGATGCTAGCCTCTGAAGGATTAGAGGAAGTATCAATCGAAACTAGCGAGGAAGCTCCAGTTACTCAGTTATCTTTTGAGACTTATGATCTAAAAGACGGATCTAAGATCGACTTAAGTGGCTTGGAAATTGGGGCTGAGGCTATGCTAGTAGACGAAAGCGGAAATACTTCTCCTGCTCCAGATGGCGAGCACGAGCTAGTAGACGGTACTATGATCACGATCGTAGGAGGTAAGGTAGAAGGCATTGAGACACCTCAGGCAGAAGCTGAACCTATTGAAGAAGTGGAGGAAGAAATTCCAATGGAATCGGACAAGTTTGAAGAAGTGAATGTAAGCATCTCATCTCTACAAGCAGAGAATGAAGCTTTGAAAGCGAAGATCGCATCGATCGAGGGTAAATTCTCTCAAGCGATCAATGATCTTTCAGACGTAGTTTTAGGACTTGCTTCAACTCCTAGCGCTGGTCCTATCCAGGCTCCTAAAAATTCTTTCTCTCAAGTAGAGAAAAGAGAAGATAAAATCGAGAGATTTTTGAACAAAGTAAAAACTTTAAAATAACAATTTAACAAACAAAAAAGATGGCATTTGTAGTATCTTCATTGGCTGATTATACGGAACAAAACGCGACTCAATTAGTAGCGTCTTCTGTATTAGGTGCAAAAACAATCTCTTTGATCAAGGATCAAGGAAACGTAATGTTAGGCGTTAAGTCTGCTGAAACGGTTAATATCATGGACACTGACGCGTTCTTCCAAGATGGTTCATCTTGCGGTTTTAACGCTTCAGGTACAACTACTTTCACACAACGTACTTTAACGGTTGGAAAGATCAAGGTAAACGAGGCTTTATGTCCAAAAGATTTAGAGGCTAAGTATTTACAGAAAGCATTACCAGCTGGTTCTTCTTACGATTCTATCGTATTCGCTGCTGAGTACTCACAACGTAAGGCTGACAAGATCGCTTCTCAATTAGAGATCGCAGTTTGGCAAGGTGACACGGCTTCAGCAAACGGAAACTTAAACAAGTTTGACGGCTTCGCTAAGTTAATCGCTGCTGCTTCTGCTTCAGTAATCCACGCTAACACGACTACTTACTACGGTACTCCTTTAGCTGCTTCTGCTGGTATCACTACTTCAAACGTGATCGCGGTAATCGATGCAGTTTACAAGGCTTTACCTGCTGAGATCGTAGCTAAGGATGATGCGACTATCTTCGTAGGAATGGACGTTTTCCGTACTTACACAATCGCATTGAAGAACGCGAACTTATTCGCTTACACTTTCGACGGTAAGGCAGATTCTGAAATGATGCTTCCAGGCACTACTGTTAAGGTGGTAGCAGTTCAAGGTTTGAACGGAACTTCTAAGATCTATGGTGGTCGCGTTTCTAACATGTTCTACGGAACTGACTTATTAGATGAGCAAGAGCGTTTCGAATTGTTCTTCGCTAAAGAAGCTGATCAAGTTCGCTTCGTAGCTGAATTCAAGGCTGGCGTTCAAATCGCTTTCCCTGCTGAGATGGTAGATTTCATCTTAGCTTAATTCTTACCAATAAGTTCGGGGAGCTTCCTTTGGATAGGACTCCCCTAATTTTAACCTTTTAAATTTAAAAATAATGGCTTGCGCATTAACTCAAGGATATTCCTTAGATTGCAGAGATTCATTAGGCGGAATCACGGAAGTGTATTTCATTGAAAAGGGGAACGTATCTAGCACGACTGAGGCGAGCGGTGTGATCACTGCAATCACTAAGGGAAGCGGTAAGGTATTCAGAAAATACGAATTAGTTCCAGGAACTTCTTCATTAACTGAGAATATCAACGCTAACGTACAGAACGGAACCGTATTCTACGCTCAAGAATTATCAATCATTCTTAACAAATTGCAAGCTAACACAAGAAACGAAATTCTTT